GATTATTAATCAGGGTGCTGAGTTTGTCATCATTAACTTTGACGGAGTAGAGATAGTTAAAGAAGATATTATCAATGGTGGGTTTGACCTTATCGTAGTGGATGAAGCAAGTGCATATAAGAATGCACAGACAACTCGGTGGAAAACCCTCAGAGATATAGCTAAAGTAGTTAAAGGCATGTGGATGCTTACGGGTACTCCAGCAGCACAATCACCAGTAGATGCGTTTGGTTTGGCTAAGCTAATCAACCCTGACAATACACCTAAGTTCTTTGGGCAGTTTCGTGACCAAGTAATGCTTAAAGTAGGCACATATAGGTGGATTCCAAAACCACAAGCACAAGATATAGTGCATCAAGTGTTACAACCCGCTATACGATTTGAGAAAAATCAATGTTTAGATTTGCCCGATGTAACTCTTGTAGAACGAGACGCTCCATTAACACCGCAACAGACTAAATACTATAGGACCCTTAAGAACCTTATGATTATGTCAGCAGCAGGAGAGAGCGTAACATCTGTAAACGCAGCCACTAATATAAATAAGCTATTACAGATATCAGGAGGTGCGGTCTATACCGATACTAAAGAGATTATAGAGTTTGATGTATCCAACCGACTACAGGTTATCAAAGAAGTTATTGAAGAAGCGTCACACAAAGTGCTTGTATTTGTTCCGTTTACCCACACTATACAGTTGCTACATGACTACTTAAACAAGAACAATATTGCATCTGAAGTTATAAACGGTGCAGTTCCTGTCAATAAACGACATGATATTATTAACCGCTTCCAAACAGAAGATACTACTAGAGTACTAATAATACAACCACAAGCAGCCTCCCACGGGTTAACACTAACTGCTGCAAACGTAATTATTTGGTATGCTCCTGTGACTAGCGTAGAAACTTATTTGCAAGCAAACGCACGTATTAATCGTCCGGGACAAAAGAATCCTATGACTATAGTGCATATAAAAGGTAGTGAGGTAGAAGCAAAGTTGTACAAAATGTTGCACAACAACATAGATAATCATACAAAAATAATTGATCTGTACAAACAAGAAATTGAAAATATAGTTTGACAATGTCAAAAGATGTGGTATAGTAGAAGTTCATTTAGAAGGAGCTAAAATGGAAGATTTACAGATGGATAAACTCGCTGAAATCTATATAAAAATTAGAGATAAGCGAGCAGGATTAAAAGAAGCATTTGAAGCAGAAGATGAGGAGTTAAAAGCACAGCAAGATTTATTGGCAGAAAAGATGTTAGAAGTGTGCCATGAAAATAATGCTGATAGCATTAAAACCCCCGCAGGGACAATCATTCGTAAAGTTGATACACGGTACTGGACGACTGATTGGGATTCTATGTATTCGTTCATCCAAGAACATGATGCATACCCCCTACTAGAAAAGAGATTACATCAAACTAATCTTAAACAATTTCTTGAAGAGAATCCCGAACTACTGCCCGCAGGATTACAGGCAGATAGAAAATACACCGTGGTCGTTAGAAGGAGCAAGTAATGAGCAACGTTTCAATTTTTCAACAAAAAAATACAGTAGCAAGTACTCGTGAAGTTAGTGAGTTAGCTAAATCATTAGCCGGTGCGAATACCAATACTACTCGCCGTATCACTATGAACAAAGGTGTATTTCGTAGAATAGTAAACGGTAAAGAAGCCGGTAAAGTTAAAGATGGTTTTCTCAATGTAATCGTTATCAATGCATTACCTAAAGTATCTCGTCAATTTTATGAAGCAGCTTATGACCCTGATGCACCTCCAACACTTCCTGATTGTTGGTCTAACTTGGGTGATGTACCTGACCCGAAAGCAGCTAACCCACAATCCGCATCATGCGTAAACTGCCCACGGAACATCGAGGGTTCAAGTGCAAACGGTAAGAGCCGTGCATGTAAGTTCCAAAGACGTATTGCATTACTATTAGAAGGTGATGCGAACGGTGATGTGTATCAAATGAATATACCAGCGGCTTCTTTGTTTGGTAAGGGTAGTGGTAATGTGCATCCGTTTGAAAGTTATTTAAAGTTCTTACCTGCGAACGGTGAAAGCATTGACCGCATCGTTACTCAGATTGCATTTGATGAAGAAGAAACTGCTGATGTTTTAAAGTTTACTCCTGTACGTCATTTGTCTGATGAGGAAGTAGATATTGTAGAAGCGGCACAAGCTACACCGGAAGCTAAGAGTGTTGTTCAGTTAACTGTAGCCCAGCAGGATAAAGTAGTTGCGTTGCCTACGCCTACAAAAGCAGTAAAAGAAGTAGAAGTTGCTGAAGACCCTATTGAAGAACCTGTTAAACGTACTTCTAAGAAGGCTGAAGCAGCACCGGTAGCTAAGAGTAATCTTGCAGATGTAGTTAATGCTTGGAGTGATAATTAAAAATGAGCATTGGTTACAGCTTTAAAACTGTTGAGCTAAACAAAGGGGCGGACAAAACCCGCCTTGGAGTTTCTTTAGGTAAGTTGTGCATAAACCTAGGTATCCCTGTTGCAGTAATTGCTTCAAAATTAGGGGTAAGTAGGCAGACTGTATACAATTGGTTTACCGGTGAACACGACCCACATGAATCCCATGTGAAGGAAATCACAAAGCTAATTAATAGTTTTAAGCGTAAGTAATAAAAAAGTCACCGCAAGGTGAGGGGGGATTAGTCCCCCCTTTTTCACCCTAACAGAGATACGTATGACGAATATTGACCTATTACAAAGAGTGCAATCACCCGATGGGTGGTTTGTAGTGCTGGGGTTAAGAAACGGAAAATACGCTGACCAACAAATTGTAGAAACAAGACCCGAGTTTGACGCTCTTGTACAAGAATATCTTGATAACAAATGGGATGTATATTTTGGCGTTGCTAAATATGCTGAATATAAGGAAAAAGAATTTCGCAAGAAAGAAAATGTAAAGGACTTAAAAGCATTTTGGGTAGATTTAGATTGTGGCGAAGCTAAGGCTGAGATCAATCCTAAGACAGGCAGACCTGATGGATACGTAGACCAAGCAACTGGACTACAGGCATTACAAAAGTTCTGTAAAACAATCGGCTTACCTAAACCATTATTAGTTAGTTCAGGCAGAGGCATCCATGCTTACTGGCCCCTAAGTTCACCTGTTACCCGTGATGCATGGGAACCAGTAGCTAACCGGTTAAATGAGCTATCTGTAATACACAATCTATATGTTGACGCAAGCGTATTTGAAGTTGCTCGGGTGCTTAGAGTTCCCGGGACATTTAACTTTAAGGATAATCCTCCTAACCCAGTAACAGTATTAAGCGACACCAGCGATATTGATTATGAAACATTTAAAAATATATTAGGAGTCAAAGAAGAAGCATTCCAACCAGCCCAGCGTAAAGAGCTGAGCGAACTACAAAAAGCAATGATGGCTAACACCGCTTCTAGGTTTAGCAAGATTATGATGCGTAGTGCTAAGGGTGAGGGATGCGCACAGTTGCTATACCAGTATCAAAACCAAGACTCTGTAACTGAGCCGATGTGGTTCAATGCTTTATCCATAGCACAGCAATGCGTAGATAGGGATGTTGCTATACATAAGATATCTGAAGGTTATGATGGATATGACTTTGAGGATACTGAACGAAAGGCAAGCCATACAAAGTTCCCTCAGCGTTGCAGTTACTTTGAAAAGCAAAACCCCGGTGGTTGCGATGGGTGTAAGTTCAAAGGTCGTATCGGTTCACCCATTGTGCTTGGCAGAGAAATCATACGGGATGATGACCCCGAAGAAGTTGAAGTAGAAGTTGAGCTTGATTCACCAGCAGTAGATGAGGAACCATTAACTAAAACATATAAAATACCTGTCTACCCCTTTCCATATTTTCGTGGGAAGAACGGTGGCATATACATGACCATCCAAGGTACGGAGGAATCTGAACCCTTGCTTGTTTATGAGCATGACTTATATGTAGTAAAGCGGATGTATGACTCAGACCCTGCTGTTGGGGAGACGGCTTTATTACGGTTGCATCTACCTCAAGATGGTGTAAAAGAATTTATTTTGCCTTT